CCGTGTCCAGCATGTAGATGCGGCTGATGCCGTCACCGGCCATTTCCTTGGTGGGGATGATGGGGACACCGTTGTAGGTCGCCACGATGAAACCGGCTTCGATACCGGGGACACCCTTGACGCCGTTGTAGGTGGGGACCACGCGCTTCTCTTCCATGAAGCGCTGCTGCGCCTGCAGGAGTTGCTGGATGCGCATGAGGGTGTCGTACCCGGTCAGCATGACCTTGGGGTTGCCACCGCGCTCCCAGATGAGGCGGAAGGTCTCGTCGAGGTGGTCAAGGCTGAGCGTCCGGTTGGTGGACGACGCGTTGGCGGAGTCCTCAGCGAAGGCCCACGTGTTGGCGCTGCGGTCGATGGAGTAGATGTCCTCGTCGCCATTGTCGTAGTGAACACCGCCACCAGCCATCGAGTTGTTCCCCGTGGTAACGCGGTCGAGCGACTCGATGTCGTTCCCCGCAGGGTTGGTAACGTCCTCGGTGAGCATGTCGTTGATGTGCTCTGCGTGGTGCTTGCCCATCTCTTCCTTGAGGACCGAGCGGATGTCGCCCAGACCGTCGTCCTTGTCGTTCAGGAAGATGGCCGTCTCCGACATGTCGAAGGAGTGCGCGACCGTCTTGGGCTTCGCAGCCACGTTCTGGAAGGTCGGCTTGGTGGTGTCCGGCAGGGTGCCGTTCTCAGCGATGCCGCCGCCGACCGTCTTGGACGGCTTGGCGGTGACGACGCGCCACCCGCTGCGGTCCCAAGGCTTCTTGGGCAGGATGGAGAAGGCGTTGAACTCTTGGTTCAACTGGCTCCACACCTTCCGCCCGTAGATGGCTTGGTAGGTACCAGCCGTGGTGCTGAGGAGCGGAGAGTCCGCCTTCAGCAACTCACTGCCAGAGTAGGAGTACCCCATCGAGGACCCTGCCCCGTAGTAGTACCGCTCCATGTCGTTGATGGTTCGCATGTATTCTCGTGCCATGATTCATTCCTCCATGTCAATTTATTCTGCTGAGGCTCAAACCTCAAAGACGCTCCCGGCGAGGCGGTGAACCTCGTCCCAGTCCATGTTGGCGAGGTCCTGAGTGGACGGGACCTCGACAGCGGAAAACGACTTGCGGATGGCGGGCGCCGCAGCAGCGGACGTGCTGATGTTGTCGATGCGGGCGCTGAGGTCGCTCAGGGCCTTCTCGATGTTCGCCAGCGGGGTGCGCGCGTCGAAGGAGCGGGCCTCACGGGCCTGCGCCTCAGCGTTGAGTTCCTTGGCGAGGCGGTCCGCGAAGACCGTACCGAGGGAGCCCTTGAACCGCTCTTCGACCGCAGCCGCCTTGTAGACAGCGTAAGCGGCCTCAAGGTCAGCGGGGGTCACGTCATCGGGGGAGAGGTAGCCCTTGGCCACGGGGCCGCCGCCGGAGTTGATGCGACCGATGGCGTTCGTGGACGGGGAGCCGCCTTCCTGAGCGCGACCCTTGACCTGCCCAGCGAAGTAATCGGCACCGTCGCCGATGGCCTCAGGCGTGGAGCCGAGGTTGGCCTTGGAGATGCCGTCGAAGTGAGCGCGAGCCGCGCCCGTGTCGACACCCTGCGACTTGAGCGTGTTCTCCATCCAGTTGAGGTAGTCGGCGGTGATGATGTCGGAGAAACCCTTCTCCGTCTTATCTTTCTCGTCCTCTTCCTCGTCAGACGAAGACTCCTCTTTGGGTTCTTCGTCTTTCTTCTTGTCTGCCATGAATGGGGGCATTTCGCCCTTATCCATGGCATCCAGTCGTCCGTTCAGCCTGTCCAGCACGCTGGACAAATCGCCCAACACATTGTCTTCGTTCGTCATTGTTGTGTCCTCCTTTAGTATTCGGAATGTGGCCTCTGGGTTGATGCCTTTCTCACAAATCGTCACCTCGTGCAGTTCCAACTTGGAGATTTCAGTGTAGTCGCCATGACTGGCGTCACTCTTTCGCATGCGCTTAAACGCCTGCCCACCAATGCTGAAGCCGCGAAGCGCGCCTTTGCGAATCTCGTTGGCCACTTCACGGGCCTTTTCGATGTCGTCGCGAAGTTGAATCACGACAAACATGCCGGCGTCATCGACACCGGACTTCCACACGCGACCACTGGAGTCCGTGTAAGAGGGGATAACCTGACCCACCTGAATGTTGGAGTGTGCGAGTTGGACGTTGCGGTAGCCGTCCGCCTTCATGAAGCCGTCAAAGGCGTCCTTGAGGGCTCCACGGGTGATGAGGTCGCCCTGCTTGTCGACCATCTCGACCGAAGCGTAGCCAGCGATAACAAGGTCGCTGTCCGACTTGACTATGCTGATGCTCCCGCCGTGCTGGACGGGGGAGGTTCGCAGCATCGCCGAGGCGCTCATTGTTCACGCAATCTACAGTCACACTACTTAACTACATACGGAAGACGGCCTTGTCGTCTGTGACCTCAAGAACGCCTTCTTTTGTAGGGATAACCATGTGCTTCGCAGGCTCGCTGTCCTCCGATTCTTCCTCAATGTCGGAGTCCTCGCCGGGCCGTTTCCGGTTGTCAAAATCAGGCATTGTCTTCTCGTCGTGGAGGTTCGTCGGACCCATCGGAGACTCAATGGGGGTAGCGTAGTCAAAACCCAGACCCTTGGCACCTGCATTTGATGCGCCCACTGCGCCGATGCCGCTCTTCAGGAAGCGCTCCAGCGTCAAGATGCCCCGTCGCATCGCCTTGACTTTCTCCTCTTGCTCCCACCATGACGTGCCCTGCACTTTCTTTGGCTTGATGAGAGGCTTGGCTTCGCCAAACTCGTCTTCATCTTCCTCGACCATCTCCTTGATGTCGACGTCAGCCTTGAGCATCGCACCTGCTACAGGAGACCAGTAGGGTCGCTGACTTTCGGCAAGACGAACCAGATACGTGTTGTCGGCCAGCGGACTGTGGGCCGTCCACATCGAACCGCTCTGCGTGCACTTGTACAGCACGTGACCCTGAGGCATGCTGACGCGAATCCCGCCGGGAGCCCGTGTGACTTCGCAGAGCCACTGGTCTTCTGCTTTGGCAAGCAGGCTCAGGGTTTCCTGACTAACGAGGCCTTCTCCTTCAGCCTCTCCTTCAATTTCAGAGCCGGTCAGGGTGTAGACGGCTGTGTTGTCGGCGCCCTCCACCTTGCTGACGTTGGCGACGTTGACGCGCACGTGGTCGCCTTCGTTGAACTTCTCAGGACTGTTGAACGCCGCACCGACGTCCATGTAGGTCTCGCCATCGGACTCGACGGCGCGAGAGCCGATGTGCTCTTCACGCGTCACCGGCCCAGTGCCGAGTCGATAGGTGTAGGGTCCGTCACCGCGCCGCTCCAGCACACGGAGCACCACGTCTTTGCCGGGCTTGAGCAGCACCCACTTCGGGTGCCGCATCTCGCCAGCCATGTAGACGGACTTGGCATCACGCAGCAGGATAGGTTCGTCGTCCTTCTGCAGGTTTTCGACTGTGACCTTGAGACCTGCGTCGTCGGTCAAGCGCGTGTCGCTCGCACTGGGGATGTGGATGTTCTGCACGCCCTCCATGGCGCCGCGCAGGATTTTCATGCGGTCGTTGAGAGGCACGTCGTGCACCTCTTTCTCGTCAAACTCAATGACGTCGAAGATGTAGTAGCCGTCCTCCAATTTGATGACGTCGGCGTGGTAGTCCTCGCTGGCTACTTTCGTGAAGTTCTCCTTGTCCTTGTCCGACAAACTGAACGAGTCAGACGTGACCTTGTCGTCCTCCTTCTTGACGAAGCCGCGCTCACCTTCAGGCATGGTCGAAACGACCCAGTCTCCAGTGAAGCCACGCAGATGCTCCAAGTCGTCAAGGTCGAAGATGCGGTGCATCGGCTGAAGCAGCGGGACCTTCTTCCCCAACTCCTTGCGAATAACGTCAGGGTTGGTCAAGCCAGCCAACTGCACGTCAAGGCCTGACTCGGACATCGTGATGTTGTGAGCGCTGCTGTTCCGGCTCATGCCCACGCTGTTGACCTTGAACTCAGCCGCTTCGTGCTCGGCCGTGTTCAGCGCCGCACGGGCGTCAGCGTGGTCAGGGTGTCGAAGCATGTGCATCCACGCAGCCGGAGCGACCTTGTTCCAGAACGACTCCAGCGGCTGAACAAGGTGCGTCGTCAACGCTCCGGGCTGCACGGGGAGGATGGACACCGTGCCATCGGGCTTGATGCGGAAATCAAAGTTGGGTTGCATCTTTCGTCCCATGCCGTGACGGTAGCCCGCTGAGTTGTACAGCGACATAACCGAGTGCGTGTTCGGCCCGAACTTGTCCACGGGCACAGCGCCCATACCTCGACGGGTTTGCATCACCTGAGCGGCTGGCTCAACTTCCGGCAGTCCCGTAATGATGGAGTCGAGTTGCTGAAGGGTGTTGAAGTGCTCGTCTTCGTACCTGAGTAATTTCTGCTTCGCGTTGCCCATCGCAGAGCGCTTCTTGGTGAAATCCTCTGAACCACGGTCGTCCGGGTTATACGCAAGCGTGTGGGACAGACCCAACTGAGCGTTGCGCTCTTCAGCACCTACGGCAAAGGTGCGGTGGAGGGCTTGGACCTTCTGCTTGATTTCGTCTGCACGGCCACGGTTGGTGCGCTTACGGAGGTCGCCGATTTCAAAGTCGATGTCGATGTCCGGGTACATCTGCTTGAACACCTGACGCAGGGTCATCA